TTTAGCTTCTGCAACTTCTTCTTTTTCTTCAACTTCTTCTTCACCTTCTTCTTCGCTTTCCATACCTTCACCAGCTTCTAATTCGCCAGCTTCAACCATGTCAGCGATTACATCTTCGATGAATTTTTTAAGGTCGTCTTCAGACATGTTTTCAAGGTCGATTTCTTCTTCAGTTTCTTCAGTTTCTTCGCCTTCTTCTTCGTCTTCAGCTTCCATTAAATCTTCTTCTTCACCTTCAGACATTTCTTCATTTTCATCCATGTCTTCAAGTTCTCTTAAAAGTTCATCAAGGTCCATCTCGTTCATGTCTTCTGCTTCTTCCATGTCTTCGCCTTCTTTCATTTCTTCTTTGGCTTCATCCATGTCATACGCTTCATCCATGTCGTAAGTTTCCTCGATTTCCTTTTCTTTCATTTCGGTTACTTCTTCTTCAGCTTCATCCATTTTGTCCATTTCAGCTATCTTTGCAGCTAACTTTTCACGGAGCATAGGACTAAAAGCTTCTTCAAGAGCAGCCTTTGCATTGGCGATGGCTGTTTCCTTAACAGCTTTGGCATCGGCAATGGCTTCTTTGAGTAAGTCTCTGTTTGCCATACTTTTTTTTAGTTTTTTCCTCAATTAAATTGTGTTGGAAGTACGCTTATTATTGACTAATGTCGAAGCGTAATAGATATTAAAAATCTCGATGCCATATAGAAAATGGCATATTGTCGGGTATACGTATATAAAGATTTTTTAAAATTGCAAAGGGCTTAAAAAACAGGACAAGAGCCGTTTGCGCAAAGAATTTCGGATAACAATCCGTTAACTTTACCATATTGGTATGTATTAACTTCTTTACCTTCTTTAACTAGATGCATATATGAACCTGGATTTGAAGGTGTTGATACAAAGTCCCAACATAGTAATTCAAAATCATCTTGTACTTCTAATGTGCCTTCACTAATTTCTTTTAATGAACCCATTCCACGAGATGATACACCTACTGTTACATTATTATCAATAAGTGCTTTTAAAATATTTCCAGAGGTGGTAGGCAATATTTCTATTTTACCTATTACTTTATCTCCATCCCACCAACAATCTCTAATGATATGAGAAACATTTTTAAGAGAAATAATAGATGATTCAGGATGGTCCAATTCACCTGTTGCTCTATTTTCTTTAATAAGTTCTTGGTATTTGTCAATTTCTCTTTCCCATATGTCTTTAGGATAATATCTACCATTACCATTTTTTACTTCAGCAGTAGCTAAAATACCTTCAACTAAAGGATTACCAGATGGGGCTTTTACTCCCTCATGAAGTTGTTGAGGAGATACTGAAAAAGGAATGGTTTCAATTAATACTTGTTTCATATTATCCGGCGGCTTCAGCTGATGCTTCTTGTGCTTTTAAATCAGCTACTTTTTTTTCAGCGTCAGCTAGTTCTTTTTTCTTTTGAGCTACTGTGTTTTCGGCAGCTGCTATCTGATCATCTAAAGCACCTTCTTCCATAATGTCTTCAGATAACATTTTAACCAAAGAATATTTTGATTCTTTTAAATCACCATAACCAGATGATTTATGTTTACCCTTAGGTGCTTTAGGTTCGGTTGAAGTTTCTAAGCCAATTCCTTTAACACCAAACATACCATTTTTAGCATAGTAGTTAACATCTTTAGCCATATTTTTAGCTACAATAGCTTTTAATTCATCTACTGTTTTTTTAGCGTTTTTAGGATCACCCATTTCAGCTAAATAACCAATTAAGAAAGATTGACCATAAACATTATCAATATTCTTTTTATCTTTATAGTCAAAGTTTTTAGTTTCTAAGTCAACTAATTCTTTTTCAGTTTCTTTATTGTGGGCTTTAACTTCAGCTTCAAAGATTTTAAACCAATCTTTTTTACCAGTAGTCATATCATCTGTTCCTTCAGAAAGAATACTTTTACCTTTTAAAATATTAACTGTTTGGTCAAATGTATTATGTACAGTTATAAATTCTGGGAATTGGTTCATGGCTTGTTTAAGGAAAAAGTTTTTATCTCCTTTGCCTTCTTTAATTAAGTTATATTGTTGTTGTAGCGTTGCCATATAATATAAATATTATGAATTTTTAAATAGATATCGAGCCAGCGGGAACTGCTCCTACTCCTCTTAAGTTTAATGTGTTTGCAGGTATGTCATCTTCAGGAACAAAAGTTAAAGTAGTACTACCAGGTGGAACTACTACAGAGGCTATATAATCACTTTGTATTAACCCAAATTGTCCTGTGTCTAAAGTAAAGGATCCAGAAGTACTTTTAGAAATATGGGGCTCATATAAACCTTGGTTGTTTGGCACTGTTTCTAAAGTAAAGTAACTTGTAGAAGATAAAGGATTATCAATAACAAAGTCTAAAGTAGTACCAGCACTAACAGCTGATGTTAATAATAAATTACTTTGGGTTACTGATACATTTAGAGTTGCCATTAGTCTTTAAATAATTCTATTATATCCTTTAAATAATCTTGTGCTAAATCAGTTCCATATACAACATTAAATGAGTCTGGATTTTGTTTATAGTAATCCAAAGTTTTATGTTTTGCTTGTTGTAATAATGGAATTAATTCATTTAATTGTTTTTCAATTGTATCAAATGCTAATACTCGACCACCAATAAATTTTTTATTAGAGTCTTTATTTATGTTAGCGTCTTTTAAATAGGTTTCAACATCTGTATCTTCCCAAAGTTGTTTTACTTCAATACCTTTAGCGGCTTTGTTTAAAGCTTTTTTATCAACTAATTTATACTTAAAGTTTTTAACATAAGTGTTATTAGTAACACCTTCAGGACCAGCAGATGGACCAGGGCCAAATGTTGCTCCAGGACCTTCTTCTATTTTCTTTTTCTTTTTACCAAAAGCATATTTGGTAGCATAATTAGCTCCTTCAGTACCAGAAGTAAAGTGAGCACCTCCTGCTCCTCCTCCTGTCATACTCATTTCATCTAATAAATTTTTAATAGTAACATATTGTTCAGGGTATTCCTTTCTAATATGTGTTCTAAATTTATTAAACACATCACGGGCATCTTGGGCTAACACTGATAATTTAGGATCAGCTTTACCATCTGCTGTTTTAGATAAGTCTGTTAAAGCTTTAACTGCTTCAGACATTTCTCTTAAAGCGTCTCCAAAGTTAGCTAATTTAATTATTTTATGGTCTATATTACCAGTTTCATTATTAACATTAACTGCTTTAAAGTAAGTACTTAAAGTATCATTAAAAAAGTCATTTTTGAAGTCAACTTTACCATAACGTCTTTCAATCCTAGATATTAACTCAGGATCAACGTCTTTAGGTTTAAGTACTCCGTCAGCCTCTTTTAATTTATACTTGTAATTAGCCATGAACTTTAGTTAATTCTTCTAACAATTCAAAATATTGTAATAAATTAACTAAGTTATCGTTACCAACATTGGCTGTTTTACTTAATGGAGAAAGTAAGTTAGTTACCTCATTTAATTTAATCTGAACAGCTTTATCAGTAACTTTTTTAGATAATTTATTTATTTCTTCTTTAATTTCTCCAACTTTACTGTTATAAAATTCTCTTAATTTTGGAGTTGAGTCAACTGAATTAATAAATTCTTTTAAAACAATCTTCTGATTGTCATTTAATGACTCATACTTACCATTGAATTTTTCTAACATTACTTTGTAAGTTAGAATACGTAAATCTTTATCATAAGACTTAAATTCTTCTAACAATTCGTCTTCTACTTTTTGTTTTTTAATATTTTTAGAAGTTAAATGTTCTAAAAGAGACATTTTATTGTCAATAATTTGGTCTGGATTAGATAAATTTTCACTATTATAAACCTCTAATAAAGTATATAAAGAAGCAAATACTTTATAGTTAGGTAATTTAGTTTTAAAAAATTCTTCTAAATTATAGTGTTTTTGGATTTCACTGATAAGATTATATTTTTGTCTTTTTAAAGTTCCTCTATTAAGATCTTTAGAAGACTCAACTATTGTATTAATAATAATCTCCGCTTTACCTTCAGTAATATTTTTATGCTTGGAAAGAGTTTCATATAATTTATACTCTCTTCCTAATTCGGTTTTTACAAAGTACTTTTTTAAAATACCGGTTGCCTTAGAATCTTTACCAGATAAAGTATCAGCGGTAATCTGTCTTACTAAAAGCTCAAATAAAAGGCCGGTATTCTTATACTTAGAATGTTTAATATTCATTCTTGAGGTTTTGTTATAAATATATAAGGATTTTTACTTCTTTAAATTAGATTCATCAAGTAGTGACTCTCCGTCACTATTTTTATTTTTAAATAAACCTTCAATCAAAGTTTTATTTTTAAGATAAACTTGTTTAGCTTCTAATGCTAATGGTGAGTCTCCTTTAAAGTTTTGTCTTAAAGATCCATTTTCATTTTCATTATCCTTATCATGAAGACCTTTACTACCTAATCTATCTTTTCCAAAAGGACTACTTTGTTTATTTCTATTTGTTGGTTGTTCAACAGGGCGTCCTAATTTAACATCATCTCCATATCCTGCGGGTACATTTTCAGGTTCAGAATACATTCTTCCTTTACCATATAATGAAGCTAAGTCATGTGGTGTACCGTATGATTTACCAGTCATTCTAGGATCATTACCTTCATTTTCAATCTGAGCATTGCGGAATTTACGTTTTTGATCTTCTGCTATTAAATCTCTGTATTCATCATATTGATCCTCACTTAAATGGAAAATATTATCATAAATCCAATCAGTTGGTAATAACTTAGTATCCATAATCTTTTGAGCTAAATCAACCTTTTGAGTTAACAAAGCAATTTTTTCTTGATCATAGATAATTGATGGAGTAGTTAAATCTAATTCAAAATTAGTTAATTGTTCACCAGTATAACCTTGCGAATATAAATGTACTAAAGCAATTTTATATAGTTCTGATAATACAATTCTTTGTATTCTATTAATTGTACGAGCAAAACGAATATCTTCAGCAGCAAGAGTTGCTTTACCAGTTAAATCTTTTTCATAACCCATAAATGCTTTAGGCACTTTAAGAGCTGCAAATAATTTATCTCTTAGATAAGTAACATCTGATATACCATCATATTGTAAACCAGGAGTTGTTTCAATTTTTGTTGATGAATCGTTTCCTCTTACTGGGATATAAAAATCCTCAAGTAAGTTTTGCATATTATATTTTAAGTTATAATCACCTGTTTTATTATCCATTAATGGAGTACGCTTCATTGTAGAAATAGTTTTCTGCATAAAGTTTTCTACTTCATTTGGAGGAATAGAACCAACATTAATATAGAAAATACGTCTATCAGGTGAACGAGAGATTCTATGAATTAACATAGCATCTTCCATTAATGTATATTGTTTAAAAATACGACGTGCTGGTTCCAAATATGAACGACCATAAGGAAGATAGTTAACATCAGTTAATAATCTAAAATGAGCCATTTCATAATTATCAAAGTAAATACCTGGTTCATTATTAAAGGTTCCCAGGTTTGGAGTGCCATAATAACCAGAACCACCAGCGTAAATTCCTTCAGGTGAGTATTTAAATCTTACAGCATTTGGATGTTCTTCATCATAATTTTCTTGTCTTTCAATATGAAAAGCAGTATAAGGAATTACATTATAAACACCAAATTTTTCAGCAATTTCTAGTTTTAAGAAAAAGTCACCATATTTACACATTTGGCGAATCCAAGACCATAAATTAAATTCAATATTTAACACATCATAAAATAAATTATAAAGTATTTGTTGAATATCTTCATCAGCAGATTTAATATGAAGTACTTCTCCCATATCATTTTTTAAAGTACATTCATCAGAAATAATATCAAGAGATGATGCCACAATAGCATCATAATCCATATTATCATATTCTGAATAAATCATAGTCCTAAGGTATTGCCAGTTAACATTTAACTGAGAACCTAAAAGAGAAGTTGATGAAGGAGAATATAAACGATTATATCTA